AAATATGTTACTGTAGATGGAAAACTTACACCTTTATCTTGCCTCCTCCAACATCGCCGTTATACGCGAAAATTCGTATCTGCTGGCGTTGGTGATTTTCTTGGTTATATGCCTCGCCCTTCTGCTCGTGTTTCGTCATGGTCTTATTTCGATTGCAAGAAGAATATCGATTATAACTACACGATTCCTCGATACTACCTTAAGTATCTTAAACCGGAAGACGAGGTTATGCGATCGATTGCTGCTGCTGATGCTTATGCACATTTTAGCAAGTCTTCTTTGGTTAAGCGTATTGTGTCTTTGTGTGTTGAACGGTTCAATCTCAATTCCGCCGTATCCCGTAGAGCGTCGTATGTTTGGGAGCAGAAGCAAATGATGCGCTTTTCTGCGTCTTCTCGGAAGATGCCCGATTTTGACCCCCCTACTTGGCTAGATATGGATATTCTTCAATTTTGGAGAGATCATTATAAACTTCAACTAATTATTTAATTTATGGGAAAACAACCTTTTATCTCACATGTTGTAAATGGCTATTCACGCTACGATGTCCCTGAAAGCAAGGCCTTTACGTGTACGCCGGGTATTTTATATCCGGTGCGGATCGATTTTATTAACGCTCGTGATCGTGTGTCTATTGAGCAGGGTGTTGACGTTCGCAGTAACCCTCTCGCTGTTCCGACGTTTAATCCTTATACTATTCGACTTCACCGTTTTTGGGTACCTCTTCAGCTGTATCACCCCGAGCTTCGGACGAATAGTAGTAAGTTTGATATGAATAACCTCTCATTGAACTGGATTAACGCGGTTCCAGGAATTCCTTCGTCTGGCGCAACGCCTGTTGTTACTGCGACTTTTCCTAATTCACTTATGTATTGGCTGCGCGTGTCTAACCGTTCCGTTGATTATACTACGCCTGCTTCAACTTCTGGTATTGTGCTGCCCTCGAATATTCTTGGAGGTGTTTGGGCTAATGCCGATACGTATCTTGCTTATTGGGATATCGTCCGAAATTATTACGGTTATTCGCAGTGGGGGCTTTATTCTTTTGCTTGGCCCGCCTCTTGGTATTACACCGTAACAGGCCACTCTACCGCCTCCAATGGTACTTATGGTTTTAATTCGAATGCTTCGGATTCGTATTTTACTCAACGTTATGGTAATCTTGAATTTCTTGATGCTTATTTTGAAAGTCAGTTTTACCCCTCTGCTGTAGCGTCTTCCAATAATACCTATTGTCGTTCTGCTTTGCTTCGGCAGATCATTGCTTCCGATATTGCTTCTACTGGCGCTGCTGCCGGTGCCGCCGGTGATGGCTATCCGGTTGCGTCTCAACCAACTGCGCTTCAAATCTGGGGAAGTTCGGCTCCCACGGATCAATTTTCTTCGCACGATGATACAAAGGGTCTCGCCGAGCCTATTATTTTTAATCTTGCCCATCCTATGGCTGTCGTTCCGTCTAATCCTGATCGATTTAGTCGGCTCCTTCCTATTGGTAGTAGTTCTGCCGTTTCGATGACTGGTGTTCAAACTATTCCGCAGTTGGCCATTGCTTCGCGGCTTCAAGAGTATAAAGATTTGCTTGGCGCTGGAGGGTCCCGTTATAGTGATTGGCTGGAGACGTTCTTTGCGTCGAAAATTGAGCACGTTGATAGACCTAAGTTGCTTTTTAGCGCTTCACAGACTATTAACGTTCAGGTTGTTATGAACCAAGCCGGATTCAATAATTTTGGAGGTGATGCGCGCATGGGTCCGCTCGGCCAGCAAGGCGGTGCTATCGCGTTCAACGATCGTCTTGGTCGCCGGCAATCTTATTATTTTCGCGAACCCGGTTACATGATCGACATGTTGAGCATCAGACCTGTTTATTACTGGTCGCAGATTAAACCTGACTACTTGAATTATCGAGGCTCTGATTATTTTAACCCAATCTACAACGATATAGGGTATCAGAGCGTACCTAATTGGCGTTTTGGTAATCTTGTTGGTGGTGTCCTTGAGACGACTTTTTCGCAAGAGCCCTGTTTTAATGAATTTCGGTCTTCTTATGATGAAGTTTTAGGTCAAATTTCTAGTACCGCTGGGTCTGTCAAGGGTCGAAATCTTTATGCTTATTGGGTACAACAGCGTCAATTGAATTGGAGTTCCTATTGGCCTTCAAAGGCTGATTACGCACCTGCCCTTTTTGTTGATTTGTCACAGGTTAATTCTCCTTTCTCCTCTAACGTGGAAGATAATTTCTTTGTGAATATGTCTTACGCTGTTCAGAAGAAGAATCTCCTTAATAAAACCTTTGCAACTCGTTTGTCTAACCGTTAATATTACATTTTATGGCACTAGATTGGATGCTTGAAGATCGCGAAGAATATATTTCGCGTGGACAGCGTATTTTATCCGTCCTTGAAGGTTCTGGTTCTGTCGATGTTCTCCCTGGCCGTCCGGACGTCGAGGCGTCCTCGTCTGACTTCGATAAGGGTGAAAAGTTCAACCCCGAGATCGACTTTGACCCTAATTCTTTCTCTCGTATGGATAAGTTCGACGGTCTTGAAGTTGGCCAGGAACTTATTGATTCAGAGATAGATAGATCGAAGTCTGCTTCGGGAACCTCTAATTCTGAAGAAAAATAGTATATTCTTTACTTGACGATATATGTTACGTGCGCGGACCCCTTTTGCAAGAGTTCGTGAATTGCTAGAGGTTACTGGTAACGACTGCGGGAGAGGCCGCGCATTTTTCTATCGTTCTTTAAATTTTACTATCATGTCTGATCCTAAACAACCGTTTTATAAGTCAAAGGCGTTTTGGACGCTTATCTCTTCTATTGTTGCTGCTTTGGCTGCTTTTTTTCTTGCCTCGTGTTCTGCCCAGGCTAGGATTCAGCGTAGCGGCGTTCATATCGATACTGTGCGGGTCGATTATATCATTCGTTCTAACAATTTAACGCACGTATAGTATGCCTATTCCTATTGCCGCTGCCGCGTCCTTTGGTCAGGCTCTCGGCCAGTCTGCCGCCTCTACTGGTACTACCGGTTTGATCTCCGGCGCCCTTGGTCAACTCTTCGGAGGCATGAACGCCCGTCGTCAGTGGCGTTTTCAGCAAAAGCAAATGAAGCTTCAACAGCAGTACGCTTTGGAGCAGATGCAGAAGCAGTCAGAGTTGTCTTATGCTAATTGGCAGAAACAATTTGATTATGAAAACGCTTATAATGATCCTTCGAAGCTTTTTGCCCGTTATTTGAAGGCTGGTGTTACCCCTGCGGCCGTCCTTGGCTCTTCAGGCGTTGGTGTTAACGCTACTATGTCAGGAGGTTCTGCTTCTATGCCTTCTGCTGCTGGTCCTTCGGCCGGCTCACCAGTTAGTCCCGGTGCTTCGCCTGTCGCCGACCCTACTGCTATTGCGCAGAATATGATTGCGCAGTCTACGGTAAGTCGTAACGATGCTGCTGCTAATCGCGATAACGCCGAGGCCCGGTCGATTGATGATCAAAATGTTGGCAATCAGCTTTATGTTGCTATGGCCCAGGCTCGTGTAGCCCTTGATGAGGCAGTAACAAAACGAAATTTAGCTGCCCATGATGTTCTTCGAGTTCAAGAGGATATAGAAAAGAACAATCGATTTATTTCTGATTCTACCCTTTTGAGTGTTATTGATGAAAAGAAAAATCAGGCTGCTCTTGTCGCTGCGGAAGTTCGCCGCTTGAATATTGAGAATGAAAATATAGGTGCTATCATGTCGGCTCAAGCCTTCATGATGAATACACAGGCCGCTCTCAATCAAGTTCTTGGCGAACAGGCTCGTGAAGTTATCGAGTCCTTGCGTTTAAATAATCTCGATACTGCTAATGAGCTCGCACGTAATTGGGAAAAGCGTTTCGATATCGAAATTCCGAATCCTCAATATTCAGAAAATCTTAGGAGTAAAAATCCTATTACTCGTGGAAATCCCGGCCCTAAGACTTTCAAAATTTCAATGTCGCTTAAAGACTTTCACGATAAAACTATTATAAACGAAGCGAACGCATCTGATTTTCTTCCCGAGCAAGCCCGTATTGCCCTTCGCAATGCAAAGGTTGATCCATATGTCGAAATTTCTAAGGCTTTAGTTGGTGCGGCGGCTAGCATCGCTGGCGCAGGTATAATCCGTGGAGGCATGGCTCGCGCGTCTAAGACTATCTCTGCTGGCGGTTCTACCAGCGACTCTGCCGGCTCTTCACTCACAACTCGTTACGACTCGAAAGGAAATCTTGTTGGTTATGCGAAAACAGAAATGACTCGTGGCACTCATTCGAGCTCGTATAATACTACTCGAAGCTATCGTTAGAATTGTTGATTTTTTTTTGCATTTTAGATTTTTGTTGTTATATTTGCGTTGTAAACCAATAACCATATTGTTATGAAAGAGAACAAAAATTTCAAAGTTGACAAGCTGGCGGTCGATGTTATAGAATACGCATTCGTTGAGTGGCTTGTCCGCCGAGGAATATTTACTGCCTTTAGGGCGAACTATGACCGCGCCGCTACGACTCGGAAAACCTTTCGAGACTGTTTGCGAGATCACATCCGATATGCTTATCGTAGGCCTAACCTTGGTCCCGAGGCTCTCGTCTCCTCTGCTTTTCTGTTTATTTCAACTCCCGAGGGTTACGAATTCTGGATTAAGCATTCTGATGCTTGGAAGCGTTTTTACGAAGAGCTTTAAATGAAACTTTAAATTATATTATTATGACACAAGTTCATATCGTTGTCCGCCGTATTAATCCGACTCTTAACGTTGATATTATTCAGTTCGGTTGTATTAAAGATGGCCAGTTTTCGACATTACCTCTTGAAGCTCTTGCTCATACTCCCGTTTCTGATTTTGTAGAGTATTCTAGTATTTCCGCTTCGCCCTATATTCATCATTGTCGAATTCCTAGCCTTGTAGAGGCCCTGATTGCGTACCCTGACTTTTCGGTCGATTTTTTCGACAATACACTCGTTCTTATGTTTAGTACTGATTTGACTCACAATGAAAGCGCGCCGAAAGAAGAAGGGAAAGGGAACTAGAGTAGTGACCCGCCCGCTTGGTGGAAGAGTTCTTTAACTCGTTAGTCCTGCGGGAGAAATATCTCTCGCAGGCTTTTTCTTTAAGTGTAGAGCAA